CGCTTTCCCTTATCCCCGAACGGTTTGGAATTGGCCGAAACTAGCCAGGATCAGCCGAGATTGGAAAGCCCTGTTCCTGATGCGGCTGGATCGTACGGGCCAGAGGTTGGGGTATGGGCTAGTCAGCATTTGGGCGTTGATTTGTTCCCTTGGCAACAGCACGTTTTAGATCAGCAACTGCTTTTTGACGAAAATGGTGATTTGTTGAACCGTGTTTCGTTGGTTTCGACTGCGCGACAGAACGGGAAATCAACCGCGTTGGCCGCGCTGGTTGGTTGGTGGCTGACAGAGATGCCGAAAATACGGGGGCAAAAACAAACCGTGTTGACAACCGCAAACCGTCTTGACCTTGCCGTGTCACTCTTTGATCTGCTCGCCGACACGTTAGAAATCAAGTTTGGTGCGCGCCTTGTCAAGGCTTACGGGCGCAACGCGGCCACAATGGCTGACGGTACGCGCTGGACTATTCGAGCAGCCAAACCAAACGTTGGTCACGGCACGTCAAACGATCTGATTGTTGCCGACGAAATCTGGGATATTTCCCCTGAAGCCGTTGACGGCGGTTTGATTCCATCACAGCGCGCTAGACGATCCCCCTTGCTTTCCATGTGGAGCACAAGCGGCACTGAAGCATCAATTCTGATGAAAAGGTGGCGAGAACAAGGGTTGCGCGCAATAGACCAAAACAAAACATCCAGTTTCTATTTTGCTGAATGGTCACCTGACCCATCCTTGGATGTGAATTTGGAAAGCACTTGGGTTTGGGGCAACCCTAGTTTGAATCACACAATCAGCCTTGAAACATTGCGCGCCGAATCAATGAACCCAAACCGCGCCCAGTTTTTGCGCGCATCATGCAACCTTTGGGTGGCCAGCGATCAAGGTTGGATTCCACCCGGGGTTTGGCCAGCGCTCGAATACAACGACCCAATTCCAGACGGCGGATTCTGTGCAATTGAAGTTTCGTTAGACGATTCACGCTATTTCGGGGTGCGCGCAGTCCAGCTGCCAGATCGCAGAGTTGCGGTGACCGTCGCATTTGTGACCGACACCTATTCGGGCATGCTTGCTGAAGTCGCGCAACTAACAGCAACAAACGTGCGGTTTCTTATCTCGCCATCAATCCAAATTCATTGGCCGACCCAATACCAAACGCGAACCGAAATCGTCGGATATGGGGAAATTGTGCGTTACACCCAAGGCGTGAAAAACATGATTTTTGAATCGTTGTTGGTTCATGATGGATCAAAACAACTTTCCGAACATGTACAACGTGCAGTAGCGGTCAAAGCCGAAAGTTCAATTGCACTTTCCAGCCAAAGGAGTCCAGGCGAAATCGCGTTGGCTCGTTGCATGGTTTGGGCAGCCGCTTTGGCCAGTCGCCCAGTCATCAGCGGAAAACCCATCATCGCTGTTCCAAATAGGTAAAGTCATATCGGCGTTGGCCCTTGCTTACCTTTCGTCGGGATCGGATATGTCTTAGGGCCAATGCCACCTAACTTCCGACAGATATGAGAAACTAAAAACATGGCGCTGTTCAAAAAAGGCATCACAAAAGCCGCAATCTCACAAGACGAACCAAAAGTTCAAGCGGCAGCAGGTGGCACTTACTACACGGGCAACGGTTCAGGCGCGCAATCAATCGGTGAATACTATTCCTACATCCAAGGCACGATGCGCGATAAAGCGATGCAGGTTGGAACTATAAATCGCAGTCGCGACTTGATCGCATCCGTTTTAGCGTCAACGCCATTGTGCATGTATCGCAGGCGCTGGGATGATGTAGAAAAAGAAATGGTTGACGAACCGATCGCCCCTCGATCATGGTTGCAACAGCCAGACCCGCAACTTTCTTATTCCGCTTTCATGTCATGGGTTCTGGATGACCTCATGTTTTTCGGTAGATGCTTCCTCTGGGTTAGCAGCAGGACTAGCGACGGGATGCCAGCGTCGTTCACGCGACTTCCAGCTGCAATGGTCAACACCCTTGACATGACAGGCCCGGTATTCGCTTTCGGTAAATCAAACGAAATCTATTTCCAAGGCGCGCAACTACCAACCGACGATGTGATTCAAATCATCGGTGGCAATCAAGGAATCCTGTACCAATCGGAACAAATCATCGCAACATCATTGGCACTAGAACAAGCACGTTTACGCAACGCAAGTTCCGCGCTTCCTGCTGGCGTTTTGCGTACCACTGGCGAACCGCTTTCATCACAAGAACTTTCCGATTTGGCACAGTCATTTGAACAGGCGCGCAAAACAAACCAAATTGCAGCGATCAACCAGTTTGTTGAATGGCAGCCAACCGATGTTGACGCATCAAAAATGATGTTAAACGAAGCCGCCGAATACCAGTCCAAAGAGGCCGCTCGAATGTGCAACGTTCCATTCTTCCTCAACGGAAACAGCATCGGCTCGTACAGTTACCAGTCCAACCAAGGCGCTCGAATGGATCTGCTCGTGTTTGCTGCGCGCTCGTACATGCTGGCCATTGAACAAACACTGTCAATGAATAATGTTTTGCCACAAGGAACGATTGTCAAATTTGACGTGGAATCGTATCTGTCCGAAATGGTCGCAGGGGAAATGGGCGAATACGACGACCCAGAGGAAATGAATCCACCACAAACACCAACTATGGAGTCAAACTAGAAACATGTTGAAACTAATTTCGCACGACCTCACCCTTGACGCATCAAAAGTTGAAGGCGTACCATCCCGCACAGTTTCAGGTGTGGCCGTTCCTTACGGTGTTGCCGCAACTGTCAGCGACGGAACAAAAGTCATTTTTGAAGCAGGCAGTTTGCCAACCGATGGCAAAGCACCAAAACTGTATGTCAACCACGATTCCGAACAGGCCGTTGGCATTGTCACCGAGCGCGTAGAAACAAGCGAAGGCATGATGTTTTCCGCACGTTTCAGCAAAACTTCACGCGCCGAGGAAGCACTACAACTAAGCCTTGATGGCGTAATTGACAGCGTTTCTGTTGGCGTAAATCCAACCAAATTCAAGATCAAAGACGACGGAACAATGGTCGTTCAGGCCGCCGAATGGATTGAATTATCGCTAGTCACTGGCCGCCCAGCATTCGCTGACGCAGTGATCACACAAGTCGCCGCCAGCGAAGGCGAGAGTATCCCACAAGAAGAAACCGAAATCACTAACATTCAAATAGAAGTTCCAGAACAGGAGAAAGAAACCATGTCCGCAGAAACCCCAATCGAAGCAGCAATCCCAACTTCCCCAGTTGTATTTGCTGAAGCAAAACGCGAATTCCGTATGCCATCAGCAGGTGAATATCTTGCTGCAATGCACATCGGCGGAGACACATTCCGCAAAGTAAACGCAGCATTCCACGATGCAGCGCGACGAAACCAGTCAGCAATTGAAGCAGTATCGCAAGACCTAACCTCGGATACCCCGGGCCTCTTGCCACTTCCAGTGCTCGGACCTGTGTTCCAAAACGTTAACCTGCAATATCGCCCAGTTGTTGCTGCATTCGGCACACGCGCGATGCCACAGGGAAGCGGCATTTCGTTTACGCGACCTTCGATCAGCACCCCGACCGCATCGGGTGTACAGAGCACACAAGGAACAGCAGTCACTTCACAGACGATGGTTCTTGCAGCAAACACGGTTACCCGTCAGACCGTGGCTGGATCAATCCAGATCGCACAACAGACAATGGACTTCACAGATCCAGCTGCAATGAACATCATCTTGAATGACCTTGCAGGTCAGTACTTGAAGCAAACCGATAACATTGCAGCCGATTACCTAGTTGCACAAAAGCAGGCATCAGGTTTTACTTGGACTGTTACCGCTGGCGATGCATCATCGTTGATGACCGCAATTTACGGTTGTGCAGAAAACATTTCCACTACAACAAACTTGTTCCCAACCCACATGGTTGTTTCACCAAACGTATGGGCAAAACTTGGTAGCCAACTTGACAACAGCAAGCGACCATTGTTCCCAGCAATTGGCGCACCTGGCCTTATCGGTCAGAACACGCTTGGCGCAGGAAACGCAACTTCATGGTCAGGAATGAACCCTCTCGGTTTGGAACTTGTTGTTGACGGAAACCTTGCATCAAACACAATGTTGATTGTTCACGGCCCAGCCATCGAACTGTATGAAGCACAACAGGGCATGCGCTCGGTTGAAGTGCCAGACCTCTTGGCTCGCACGTTCTCGTACTACGGTTACTTTGCAACGTTCGCACAGGATGCGCAAAACCCATCCGCAGTTGCAGGAAGCCAGTTCATCCAAGCAATCACAATCGCCTAGTAGAAAGGCGGCTTTACCGCCATGGCTACTTACACGGTTACACACAAGCAGTTACTGGACAACTACGCCGTACTTCAATTACTGACCCCAACAGAAATTGAAGTCGGCCAGTCAATCACAGTCGCAGCAGTAGGCGCGCCATTCAACGGCACGTTTACTGTTTACGATTGCCCTGAATATTTGTTCACGGGCGTTGATGGCCAAGGCGATTTGACCTTTGACGAATTTACTTCAATTCCTAATCAGGTGTTGTTTGCGGTCACAGGTTCAAACGTTGATCGAGGCCCAGCAACTGGAACTGTTACCTATACGCAAACCTGCACATGGATCACAGCAAACGACATTGCCGATTGGCTTTATCTGGCCACCGCTACCGCTGGCGACCAAACGTTTCTAACGATCTGTGCGGCAGCTGCTAACGGTTTTATTTGGCGCAGGCGACAGGAAAGCGGTTACACAGGCGACAGCCTGACCACTGTTCCATCGCAGGATGTGAAACTTGGAACGATCATGTACGGCGGCGCGCTTTACCGTCAACGCGGATCAGTTGACGCTTTCAGTTCGTTCAACGACATGGGAAGCCAACCCCCTGTTGCATTGTCAGCAATGGTGATGCAGTTAGTCGGCATCTCACGCGCCCAGGTGGCCTAATGCCAACCGTTTACACCGACCTACTAAACAAGGCGGTGGATGATCTGGCAACAACCCTTGGGACTATTCCCCCAGCCATCACGGTTGTTACCGATCCGCGCAACATGCAGCCCCCGTGTGCATTTATTAACGCGCCATCGTTCACAACCCCGTTGATGACCAACAAACGAATCCAGTTGCAATTCCCAATTCAACTGATCGTGCCGGGGCCGTTCAACCTTGACGCGCAACGAAAGTTGTTAAACATGACCGCACAGTTACTTGGGAAGAACGTGGCCATCACCGAGGGTCGCCCATCATCCATTGAAGTTGGCGGCGCGTTGTACCCTTGTTATGAAGTCATTATCAACATGGAAGCATCGAGCCTATGAAATATGTAATTAATTCACCAAAGGTTGGAACGGTTGGCGACGAATTTGAGCCAGCCCAAGGAATCAACATTGAAGCGCTGATTGCTGGCGGTTTCATCGTTGAGGAATCCACCGACAAGCCGAAAAAATCACCTACTATCAAGAAAGAACCAAAGGAGTAACCCCACATGGCAACAACCACTTATCTCTCGAATTTGTCAGCATTGACAGTCAACAGCGTTAACCTCGTTGACCAATGCACAGGCATTGTGTTTACCCAGTTACGCGAATCGCTTGACAAAACCACGTTGGCAGACACTGGCCGAACCTACACAGGCGGCCTATACAACAACGAATGCACCATGACACTTTTTCAATCATATGCAGCCAGCGAGACTTACCAAACTTTGGCAGCACTAGTTGGCACACGCACAACAGTTGTTGCAACCGTCATTGAAGGCGCAGTAACCAAGGTGTTCACCCTGGCTGATTGCTACCTTGAATCAATGCCAGTAATCAACGGCGCGTTGGGCGAACTGTCAACGGTTGATCTTTCATTCACTGGCGGCGCACTAAGCGTCAGCTGATAACGGCCATCACTTGGCCCGACACAAGGAGACAAAGTGAAAATTAAATTGAAAGTTACCCCGACACCAAACGGTCAGGTTCACGAAGTATCAACAAATTTGTTGTGCATCGCAGAATGGGAAAAGCAAGAAAACCGCAAAGTGTCCGACGGCCGAGGAATCGGCATAACGGACATGGTTTTTTGGGCGCACTTCATGTTGAAGTTAAGCGGTCAAAAGATCGAAGCAACATCCAAGCAATGGCTGGACAATCACCCAGACATGGAAATTGAAGCGGTGGATCAGACAAACCCAAACCCTACGGGCGCGGAACTTACCGCAGGCAACTAGCCGAACTGTTGGTGTCAACAGGGTATTTTCCGCCGCACATAGAATTTGACACACGCGACCTGCTGACCGTCATTAGTGTTTTGAATGACCAGTCAAAGGATAAAAGGCGATGAGCGTAACAACTTCAGTAAACGTGTACGGAGTACAGGCAGCGCTTAAAGAGTTAAACAAGATCAACCCGAAACTGCGTCGGGAATACACAAAGCGCTACAAAGACATTGTGAAGCCTGTTGTCACCCAGGCAAAAGCCAAGTTCCCATCGGAAGCGCCCCTGTCGCACATGGCGCGCCCTCATGCACGTTTAGGGGGCTGGGATGGTGGCCTAGTCAAAAAAGGTGTGATCGCCAAGATCAACACGCGCAAAGGCAGAACTGATGAAGTCGCTGTGTTTGTAATCCAGCAACGCACAGGCTGGGGCTCGATCTTTGACATTGCAGGCCGTAACAACGCATCATCCCAGTTTGTTCAAAACTTAATGAGCAAGGGATATGGCAACGCATCCCGGGCCATGTGGC